TAGACCAGCGAAGATTGACGAAGATTTATTGGGCTGGCGGCGAACCAATGATGTCGCATGTGCATTGGAAAGTGGTTGAAAAATTATTAGAAATTCAATCCGAAGATCCTGCATTTTTATATAATATCTTTATTCATTATAACAGCAATCTGACTCGCCTTCACTGGAAGGGGAAACTAATACCCGAACTTCTAAAATTTTACCAACCAAGTATACAGGCAAGCCTAGATGGCACGCATGAAACTTTTGAATTTTGTAGAGATGGCGCATCATGGGATACTGTTTCTGCCAACTGGAAAGAATACCATTCTAGACTAAACGAAAGAAACCAATTCGGTCTTTCTAGTGTTATGTCTGCTCCAGTTCTTATGGATATCGATAGGTGGTTTGAATTTTATGAACCGTATGATCCAGAACTTCACTCACATAAATTATTCAATCATATTAACAAACAGACTCAACAAGGATTCCTAGATATTCGGTTATACCCACAACATATTTTTGACCGAATACTTGATCATGCCATTAAACGGTTTGAAGAGTGTTCCTTGAGAGGAAAAGAAAGAACGATTGCAATATTAAAATCGTATAAATTGGACAAAAGCAATAACCCGATTTATTCGGATCCGGAAATGTTAAAACTGATGAAGAAAAACTGGCAACACAGAGAAAAGTTTCTTCTTGGAAAACACACCTTTGAGAGTCTAACTGCAATTATTGACCCAGAGGTAAGAGATTGGTATCTATCAATATGAGCGAACCTAAAATTTATTGTCCGTCCATGTGGAAATCCGTGCACGTTGACACTGATGGTTACTTAACTCCATGCTGTCTTTTTATTCACAAAAAAGACAAAAAAAGCAAACTTGTGGATATAGAAAATGCAGAGACTATTCTGCAAGAAGAATTCCAGGAATATCGTGACCAACTATCACAAGGTATTTGGCCGAGCGGTTGTAACCAATGCAAATTCGCAGAGGAAGAAGGACGAGACAGTAAACGAACACAAGATATGTGGATGTTACATAATGGAACAATGCTAACACCACCTGAAGAAGTTTCTCTTGAATATTTACAGTTAAAAACTGGAAGATTATGTAATCTCCGTTGCACAATATGCACTCCTGCATGTTCAACTGCAATTGCAACCGAACTCTTGCGCGAAGGAAAATTGGACAGGTATACATACGATCGTTTAAACGAAGAGATTGCTTGGTCTTATGATGTAGAACAGTATAAAAAATTGAATCCTGGTGAAACTGGATATTTCAGAATTGATATTGCAGGTGGCGAACCACTAATGAACAAGACACACTTTGAGTGGTTGGATCAATTACCGAATCCAGAAAAAACAATATTGCTATACAATACGAATGGAACACAAAGACCCAGTAGAAAAGAAATTGATATTTGGAAAAAATTCAGGGGAATTATTCTATCCTTCAGTATAGATTCTTATGGTGATAAGTTCGAGAAACTAAGAGTAGGTGCTAAGTGGGATCAAGTTTTAGATAATTTAAAATATTGTCAAGAAGAAATTATATCAAAAGAATTTGATTTACACACATCAAACGTTTCTATCGTTATGACAGTAAGTAAGATGAACGTTAGAGACACAATTACTCTTTACAAGATATTGAATCAATATGTGCGGTTTACTAATTCAAATCCGTTAAATTTCAACTACTTGTATTATCCTGATCATATGGCATGCCACAACATGTCACGAGAGGAACTGCAGGATGTAATTGCATTGTATGATGCTGAGATACCTTCTTTACCCGAAGAGGGTAAAATGCGAAAGCAGTGCGTGGATTTACGAAACAGTCTATTTTCATTTTTGGATGGAAAAGAAGTGGACAATCCAAGACCAATGACAAGAGATCATAGAAAATGAAACTTGATGGAAAAACAAGATTAATTTCCTTTGGGTGTTCGTTTACTTCCGGAGCAGAATTGATAGACCATGAATTACTTGGGGTCAGTTTTGATGAGTGTAATAAAATGAAACATCAGTGGATTGCTGATAGAAAACCAATGCATAAATTTGTAGACTATGTTTCACAGGTAGGTAAGATGACACCTGAAGAATATGTTAATGTTTCTTCTAAAAGAAGTTATGCTTCTAAATTGTCAGATAAACTTGGGTTGGAACACGTCAATTATGCTGTTCCTGGTTCTGCAGTAGATCATATGGTTTTAGATTTATTTCGGGAGCACTATACTGGAAAGTTGAATCCGAAAACAGACCTGATCTTTTTGGGGGTGACAACACCACATAGATACTTGTGTTTTTCACCAGAAAAAATGGGCATCCCTGTTTCTAGAGTTATGAGTGAGCGTGATTTTATATCGAGCGATTCGCATTATAATGACTATAAAACTATGCAAACTTATCTGTTTGCGCTGCAAAATTTTAAGAACTTTTGCATAGTAAATAACTATCATTTTTATATGCAACCAATTTTACCAAAAGAACTTCTTTTTTACAATTACCCAAAATCAAAGCGTGGTAATATTTTTCCAGACATGCATGTTAACTGGCAATATTTACTGACATTCAATAAATTATTCCAAGAGTTACTAGATTTTAGTATTGATGCAAACTTATCTTTGTTTGATAGGTCTAACGAATGCGGGGTGGTGTGCGGGTTTAAACACCCACCTGAAAAAGCCCATGTGTTTTTTGCGGAGGCATTATATGATAAAATTATTAATACAAAAAATTAAAACTTTTTTTTTAAAAAGATCGCACATTCGCCGAATGAAGAAAATAAGAAAGTTAGATCCCTTTATTTATGATTGAATGGGGAATCTCTGCTAACGCACATGATGCTGCTCTGACTGTTGTCGGTGGCAGAGAAATCTTGTTCGCGTCCAGTTCAGAACGGTACAGCGGAATAAAAAATGATAAACATATCAATCAAGAAATAATCGACACTGCATTGAAGTTTGGTAAACCAGAGATAATTCACTGGTATGAGAAACCTAAACTTCGAGCAATGCGCAGACTACTTACTGGACAAGGATTTACTCGTTTCAGTGTTCAGCAGTATCTAAAAGACTTTGGGGTAGATGTTCCTGTCCAGTCTAGCAATCACCATGAATCGCATACTGCTGCAGGATTCTACACTTCAACATTCAAATCGGCAACTGCTCTAGTAATTGATGCTATTGGTGAATTTGATACTGCATCTATTTGGACTTGTCACGACAATAACCTGAAGAAAAAGTGGTCTATGGATTATCCCAAGTCGTTGGGATTATTCTATTCAGCAATGACAGATCGCGCTGGATTGAAACCAAACGAAGACGAATACATTCTAATGGGTATGGCAGCATATGGTGTCAAACAACGCTACTACGAAGAGATTCTTGGATTGTGGGAAAAAGAAAATCTACATCGCGGTTGTAAGTGGTGGAGACTAGACGATGATCCACATCCATACGACATCGCTGCTGCTACTCAACAGATATATGAAGAAGAATTTGAAAAACTACTTCTTCGTGCCAAAAAGATAGACCCAACGCAAAATAATCTAGTGTTATCAGGGGGTTGCGCACTTAACTGCTCTGCGAATCATATCGCACTAAAGTATTTCAAGAACGTCTGGATTATGCCAAATCCTGGAGACGCAGGAAGTAGTCTGGGTGCTATCGCAGCAAACAATCGTAAGAAGTTAAACTGGACTGGACCATATCTCGGTGAAAATATCGAGGGTGAATATCCTGTAGAAAATCTATTGACTTATCTTAAAAAAGACGGTATAGTGGGTGTTGCAAATGGACGAGCAGAGTTTGGTCCACGTGCGTTAGGCAATCGTAGTTTGTTAGCAGATCCAACGAGACATGATATCAAGGATAAAGTCAATGAGATTAAGCGAAGACAAAAGTTTCGACCATTTTCCCCCGTCATTATGGCAGAATATGCAGCAGACTATTTTGACATGCCATCTTCGGCATCCCCTTATATGCAATTTACTTCAAGATGTAAATATCCTGATCAATTTCCTGCTATTGTCCACGCTGATGGCACAAGTCGTGTCCAGACCGTAACTAAAGAGCAGCATCCTGGATTGTATCGACTATTAGAACGATGGTTAGAAGAAACAGGTTGTCCAATGTTACTTAATACAAGTTTGAACATCAAAGGGTTTCCAATGGTAAATAATCGCAAGGACGCTGATATGTTCTATGGATTATACCGAGTAAAGGTCTTTTAATAATAAATAATGTTATGGGCGAAGTAGTATCATTTCCAGATAGATTTCTATCATATAGAAGATATCGTATATGTTTATATACGGATCTTGAGATAGAACTTGTTGTCACTGCATTGAATACTTATCCAGATAGCGATAAGAGGTATACTGCAGATATGTTAACTGCATTAGATCCAATTTTTGTTAGAAAAGCACTTGACTTTTCGGTAGGAAACACTATAATTAGTGATGTTGCTAAGATTGCGATAAAAGAAATAATTAACAACATGGAAGAGATTCCTTTTGACGAGTAATACACTATGAATATTTTTTACCTTGACAATAACGTCAAAACTTGTGCCGAATATCACAACGACAAACATGTCGTCAAGATGATTCTAGAGTATGCACAACTACTTTCAACTGCTCATCGTGTCCTTGATGGTAATGAATACATTGATGCCTCTTCGGGGCGACGCATAAAACGTTGGCGTCTTGGCAATGAGAGTATGGAGAATATGCTTTACAAGGCATCGCACATTAACCATCCCAGTGCTATTTGGGTTCGGCAGTCTAATAATAATTACAATTGGTTGATGTGTTTGTTTCAAGATCTTTTACAGGAATATACGCATCGCTATGGTAAGATCCATGCGACTGATCGCCTAGTATACTGGTTGCGCCAACCTCCTGCCAATATTCCTGTTGGTTATTTCACACAACCAACTCCTGCTATGCCTGATGAATACAAAGTTCCTGACTCTATTCAGTCGTATCGGAACTATTATATCGGTGCAAAAAAAACTATGGCAAAATGGAAAAATCGCCCGATTCCGGAGTGGTGGAGCGTCGCAAGTTAATAAATACTTGTATGGAACAAACAAGAACTCCCATCCCGATTTTAGATTCCGATGTCCTCGGAAATTAGAGGCGACTCCACCTTATTGTGGCGTCGCCTTTTTCGTATCAACCCTAGAAAAATAAGGACTGCGAAATGGCGCGAAGAAAACAAAATAACCTACAACTCGTCACCCCACCACCTGCCACATTTATTCAGGAGAGAAGTTCAAAATGCAAAGTTACACAAAATGATCTTAAAACAATCAATCCTCTAACTGAAAATCAAAGAAAGTTTTTTGAATTATTTGACAAGCAAGCATCCGCAGTCCTACTACATGGTGTCGCTGGCACTGGTAAAACCTTTATCGCATTATATAAAGCACTTGAAGAAGTATTAGAAGATAACAATAAATTTGAGAGAGTGATCATTGTTCGTTCCGCTGTTCCTTCGCGTGAAATTGGTCATCTTCCAGGAGATGAGAAAGAAAAGACAGAAGTTTACACGTTACCATATGTTGAAATTTGTGAAGATCTGTTTAATCATATTCAACCCTTTGTTCGTCTACAAGAACAAAAAGTTATTCACTTTTTAATCACATCATTCGTTCGTGGTATCACTCTAGACAATTCAATTGTAATCGTCGATGAATGTCAGAATATGACAGACATGGAACTCAATTCTGTTATGACTCGTATTGGCAAGAACTCAAAAGTTATTTTCTGCGGAGACTTCCGTCAAACTGACCTATATAAGAAGAACGATATGTCTGGATTGCAAAAATTCCTTGCGATTACTGACATTATGCCATCGTTCAATACCATCGAATTTAATGTAGACGATATTGTTAGATCTAAACTGGTGAAAGAATATATAGTTGCACGGTTAGAATATGAGAGTCGTCACGCAGCATAGAAAGGACAAAATATGTCACAATTTTTAGAAGATTTCCACGCATCGCTTGGGGATGCATTTACTGGTCTACCAACCCAACCAAAACAACTAGCACTAGATCGTCCGTCTCAGTTACAATCTCAACTGGATGGGTTAGACGCAGAAGATCCCAACAACGCAGAGTTGATTGCAAAATTGAATAGAGAAATTGCAGAAGCAAATATCGTGGTTGAAGATGAAAATTATTCCGTACTAGAGAATGATGTTAATTACTTCTTCTTTTATCAATCTAAATTAAAAGAGTTTATTGACGAAAGGGCTTGACTTTTCTCCAAAATTATAGTATAATGAATTATGTTTAAAACGATATATGATTATAAAGATTTCGCTCAGTCAACTACGAACGAAGATGGTAGCAGAGTTTACGTTAATGCCTCTGGTGTAGCGTATCCTTCTGCTACCACCGTTCTTTCTGTATTAAGTCGAGACGGAATTGCCAAATGGCGTGCTCGTGTTGGTGCTGAAGAAGCAGATAAAATCTCTAACAAGGCATCCACCCGTGGAACCAAGATTCACTCTTTAACAGAGACATATCTCAAAAACGAAGATCTAAAAGAAGCGTATACGAGTACAAACGCATCTTTGCTTGACCTTGAGATGTTCAAGAAATTTCTACCCATTCTTGATCCCATCAGTAATATACATTGTCAAGAACTTGCTTTGTATAGCGACCATCTGCGCATGGCAGGTCGAGTTGACTGTATCGCCGAGTATAACGGTCAACGAGCAGTCATTGACTTTAAAACCTCAGGTAGACTGAAGAAGAAGGAACATATCAGTTCCTACTTTATGCAGACTGCTGCTTATGCAATTATGTATGAAGAACGCACAAGTATTCCTGTTCCTAACCTTGTAATTCTGATCGCAGTTGAAGATGAAGAACCACAGGTGTTCATTGAGAAACGTGATAACTGGGCAAAGGAATTGCTTAGAACTCGTGATTATTATGAAAATGGTTACTATTTAACTTGACTTCTGAAGAAAACTATAGTATAAATATAATATCAGTTGTTGACAAAGACTGAAAAGTTCTAAGGACTCGGGGGCAGTACCCGACGCCTCCACCATAGACACACAGATCAAGTCCTTAGCGGGATAAGATCAAAGTTTAATGATGTAAGTTTGGAAAACAGAAGTACAATGTTTTCTATAGACAGATCGGGCATTAAACACAATAAAGTCAACGACCGATACGGGCGTGTGTCTATGATGGGGGCGAACTAGGATCGACTGGAACACAATAGGAAATTCGAGACTGATTGACTGGCAAAGTGCCATAAAAAGTAAATGCAAACGATAACGTTGCCTTTGCGCTTGCTGCGTAAGCAGTAAGTCATTGGGTTTTCGGCGGTTTCCCTCGAAACAGAATAAACCGCCAACCGTTCTAATTTAGAGTTGAAACGAGACTATCAACGGTCTCAAAACCCTAAATATAATGCACCTCCAAGGAAAAGTGCCCAGTGTAGGGAGTCACTGGTTAATCCTCTCTCCAGTTTAACAATCCGAGGAATAGTAAATGCCTTCCTTTAATAAGAAGACATTGAAAATTCTTTCTTCAATTTTACTGATATTTGTAATATATTGTGTAGTTTTAAGTTATGCAAAAGAAAGAATCGAAGACACCGCAATGGCACACACTGTCGGTGGATATGAAAAAGTCCAAAGCGTAAAAAAACAACAAGAAGAAATAATCCAAAAAAACATTAAAAAAGAAAAAAGGAAGTACCTGTCAAGCAACGCAAAAGCAATAACATGCCTTGCTGATAATATTTACTACGAGGCAGGTAATGAACCAAGGAATGGTAAAATCGCGGTTGCTGGTGTAACAATGAATCGTGCACGCAATCCCAAATTCCCATCAAACGTTTGCTCTGTCGTTTATCAGAGAACAAGTAGGGTCTGTCAGTTTAGTTGGACATGTATGCGCCGACCTGCTAAAGACCCAGTATTATATGCTGAAGCAAAAGATATTGCGAAAAAAGTATTGACTTCCGAGATCAATACGCGTATAGTTGTTAATAAGGACGTTCTATTCTACCACGCAGACTATGTTAGTCCAGGGTGGAAGTTACAGAGGGTTACTAAAATCGGTAGACATATTTTTTACGCAGGATAGATTATGGTAACGGAAGTAATTCCAATAACTGATGAGTTTTTAATAACTAAGCAATTTAAGACGGCAGCAGAGTTCTCCATCTTTATTGAGAAACTTGCAAGAGACTCTAGAACACCCTGTATGGATATTCTAATAGACTATTGTGAGAAACGAAATATTGAGGTAGGCTCTGTTGCTAGTCTTATCAGCACTTCTCTCAAAGAAAAGATTAGAGTTGAAGCGCAGCAACTCAACATGTTAAAAAACGACGATGGAGTTTTGCCTCTCTGATGGACTCACTTCAAGTGTATCAATTGTATCTCTCATTGAGATTACATTTCACCAGACCTGATTTTGATATCACCAAATCCCGTAAAGGGGTAAAGGTTTCCAGAGAAGCATTCCTAAAACGTAAAGACTTGTTTGCTCTGCGTAAATTAGGAGAGACAAAACAAAAAACTGAGATAATTGATTTTCTAGTTGCCAATTTTGTTTCTGGTAATCAGTGGGGTGGTGTGTTTGATGCAGAGGCAAATGAAGTCTATGCAGAGTGGCAGATACGAATGCAGAAATTAGGATATACTTTTAAGCAAGATATTCAAACTCTATACGCAGACGGTAATCCATTCGAAGTAATTGATGGGCAACACCCCAAGGTATTAAAACTTTATCTTGGTAAAAAAATATCTCTAGAATCTATTGCTATTTTAGCAAAAATAGGTATAATAGAGAATATAGATTATAGTTCTTTATCGAATGATTTTATTTGGAATGACTTCGTGCATTTGGTAAAGAAGTATAAACCCTTTGTCAAAATAGACAAAGAGTACTACACCCGCCAACTAAAACAGGAGATTGAGATGGTGGTAAATTAACTATGGGTAAGTCTCGTAGAAACGATTATGAAGACCGTGGTTCCGACCGCATTCGACATAATGAAAAAGACGTAAATAAAATACGTAAAAGCAAAAACAACTTGTATAAATATCTTGGTAGTCGGGAAGATGATTCCGACGACGACCCTTTTTATTATGATACAACGTCAAAATAAACATATAACGCAAACATAAGGACAATACATATGTCAAATAATTCTTTTTCAGCACTCCGCAAGAATAGCGGAAATTTCGACTCGCTCATGAAGGCAGTCGAATCAATCGCAAACCCCACTACAGAAAAGCGTGGCGATGATGATCGTCTCTGGAAACCGACTGTCGATAAGGCAGGTAACGGTCAAGCAGTGCTTCGTTTCCTCCCTGCTCCTGCAGGTGAAGAACTTCCGTGGGTTCGCGTATGGGACCATGGTTTCCAAGGTCCAAGTGGTAAGTGGTATATCGAAAACTCTCTTACTACGCTAAACAAGCCTGATCCTGTTGGCGAACTGAATTCCGAACTGTGGAACTCAGGTATCGAATCGAACAAGGAAATTGCTCGTAAGCAAAAGCGTCGCCTTTCTTACATCTCGAACGTTCTTGTTGTTCGCGATCCTGCGAATCCAGAGAACGAAGGTAAGGTCTTCCTCTACAAGTTTGGCAAGAAGATTTTCGACAAGATTAAGGACGTGATGCAACCCACGTTTGAAGACGAGAAGCCTGTCAATCCGTTCGATCTTTGGGAAGGTGCTAACTTTAAGTTGCGCATTCGTCAAGTAGATGGTTATCGTAACTACGATAAGTCGGAATTCGACGGAGCAACTCCTCTTGACGAAAATGAAGATAAGTTGGAAGAGATTTGGGGTAAGACCCATTCACTTGCTGCGTTCCTGGATCCTTCTAACTTCAAGTCATATGACGAACTGAAGCAGAAGTTGAACACAGTTCTATCTGGTGTTTCCCGTGTTGCTACGGCAGAAAAGTCTAATCCACTTGATGCTGAAGACGAACTGTTCGTTGAAACTAAGATGAAGTCTGCACCAGCAGCATCCAAGGCGAGCGATGCTGTGCCATGGAAAGAAGACTCTGACGATGACACGATGAGTTACTTCTCGAGTCTCGCGGACGAATAAAACTGAAAGGGGGACTTTTTCAAGTCCCCCTTTTTTTATCCGAAAGATCTTCTATTCTGGAATCGTTGCCAACTACTGTCTTCAGTTCTGACTGTATCCATTGGTAGAGAACCACCACCATTATTCTGTTGTGGTGCAGCAGGTTGCTGAATTACGGTTGGTGGCGGGACATTAATAACTGGTGCAGTATCTTCCTTTGCACTTTCAGTCATTTCTTTTAGATTTGCTGCAGCATTATTGGATCCTGTTTCCAAATTACTCTTAGTAACTGGATTGGTCTTAATCACACCAGCACTATTCGGTGAGAATAACTCAGGACCATTTTCTCCAACCAGATAAGAACCATTAGCAGACACTGGTCCACCTTCTGCTCTTGCTCCATCAATAGGTTCGATTGTTCCCTCGGTTGAATCTTCGTTGCCTGCTCTGGAAATATCTCTTGCTGCAAGTCCAGCATCAATAGCAACCGATGCAGCAGTTCCCAATCCAGGAAGTGTAGAAGCGACACCAGACGCAACTTCACCAGCAGCACCAGCAAAGTCTCCTTGTAGTGCTCGCATCGCACCAAATCCGAGACCAGCAACTGCACCAATGATTGGAATTTTCTTCAGCAAGGATTTACCAACTGCTTTAGCACCAATTTTAGCTACTGCTTTGCCGCCAATTTTACTTGTTGCTTTGGCAATTCCTTTACCAGCAGAAGATGCCATTGCTTTCTCAGCAACTTTTCCGATGGCACCCTTTGCCGAACCGAGCATACCCATACCACTTTGGGCAACTTTACCGAGGGTGCTTCCCTTGGCGACTTCTTTTCCGACAAATCCTGATGCTTTACCAAGCATCCCTTTGCCTTTTTCGACAACTCCCGCAGCACGATCTCTAAACACTTTACCGATTCGAGACTGTTTTGCAGCACCAGCAAGAGGGTTACCATTTTTGTCAAGCAGTTGTTGTGCGCCAAGACCTCTGTTCTTAATAAGGTCAGTCGCCTTTCCACGTAATGTATTTGCACGATCAGAGATAAAGTCAGTTGCCTTACTCTTAATTGCGTTTACACGACTGGTAACTTTCTCTGCAGCACCTTCAACAAAGTTGGTTCCTTTGCTGAATACACCCTCTGCCTTTTCAGCAAAGTTGGAAAGCCCAGGAGAATATCTTTGATTCTTCAGACCCTTCAATATTCCTTCGCCGCCAGATTTAAATCCAGCATACCCAGCAGCGATTCCGCCAAGTAGAGAAGATCCTCCTTCACCCTGTGCATCTGCATCACCTTGGGTACCTGCTGGTCCCTGCCCACCATTTCCAGTTGCAGGAGTCTCTGGTGTTACTCTAGAATTTGAGGATTCTGTTCCTCCGATAACCACCTTTGGTATAGATTTTTCTTTTGCCTCTACCTTCGCAGATGCCTTTTCAGCATTTTGTTTATCAATATTTTCCGCACGTTTTTGGGCATCAGCAGATGCTTGCTCTGCTTCTACTTCTGCTACTTTGTTACGATTCATAACTTCTTTTACGTTGGAACTTGGATCCAACTGCTTTTTACCTGAAGGTGCAACTCCAGCACGTTTTTTATCGAACAACTTGTCTTTGATTTCTATGATGATGTCTTTGATTTCATTTAAGATAGATGCAACATCATTCTTATCATCGGATGCAATTCCACCCCTAGCAGACTGAATCTTTACCTTTGGTTGTTGAGATTCTTTATACTTTGTTTCAAGAGTTTTATTAATCTCTACCATCGAAACAGGTTTACCTTCTTTTCTATACGAGATATCTTTCTCGGAAGATGGTTTGATATCCTGCTGCTCTAGAATTTTTTTCTGTTCTTCGGTAAGATTAGACATCTTATCGACAGATTTGAATTCTGCTATAGACTGTTTTGTAGATTGAGAAGTAGACTGGTTTGTTTTCGTCTTACTATTAATTGCGTCAGAGAACATTTTCTTCAACTGTTCTACTTCTGAGACCTTTTCGTTAGATTGGTTTACCTCGTTGCGAATTTCTTCTCGGCGAGATTCTTGAGAGTTGAATATGCTACCAAGAACTCCGCTTTGAGGTGTCAATCCTCTTTTGAATCCACCCATGAATTCACTACCAGCGTTTTTAAATCCTTCTTTGAACCCTTTGGTTGGCGTGCCTTCTCTTCCAGGTTCTTTTGAGTTTCCAAAAAATTGTTGCTTCAATCTATTGCCGAATGTATCATCTTCTCCTTTTAGAGTCAATCCTTCCGACTTAAATCGTTCATCCAGTGTTTGATTTTGAAGATTCTTTCCAATATCACCGAATTCTTTTGGTCCATCACTCTCGCTTCTAGCAATCATTTTTGCTGCGAGATCGTTAATATCTTTTAGAGAGTTTTTAAATTCTTCGACAGTCTTGAATTGCAATTTTGTGATTGCATCCAAGGTATCTTCTAAAAGTTTCTTATCTTGTTTCTCTAAAGATCTTAGTGTGTCGTCAGTATTCTTTTCAATAGATTCAACAAAACTATTGACTAATCTTGCGGATGCTTGTATATCTGCAGGTCTGTTTTTGTTGAGATCAAGAAGTTTGCGAATTTCAGAAAACTGTTTGTCCCTGTCGCCAGATTGCATTGGTTTTGCCCCAGAACTTGAATTGTTCTTGGCGGTTTCTATTACCTTGGCAAATCTTTCCGAAGTGGACTTAGGTTCCATTAATTCTGCTGCCTTTGCTTATCTGCTTTTTCTTTTAAATGTATTGATAATAAACCAACATAAACTTCCCTTTCCCAAGGCATCATATTTTCAAGTTCACTTAATGAGTATTTATGCTCATGCATTAAAATAAAGTTGGTCTTATAATGATTCCTCAAATTATCATGAGAAAGGGTTATTCGAAAAAACTTTCTACTCCATCAAGGAAAACAACGTTGTGTGTTGAACAACTTGGGCAATCATATTCAATCTTGTGCTCGATTCTGGGCATAGAGAGGAAGAATTCTGTAATCTTCTTAAACTGATCGGAAGTTAGATTGTCAACGAATTGCTCTACATCTTTTCTTTGGAGATCTTTGGTAGTGAAAACTTCGTCGGCAGTATATACACTGTCGATACAAGAAACAACCAGATCGTATGTTGTAGAGTCACCCTTCATATCGATTGAGGTTGGATACCTCATAATAACTCCAAGACCGTTGCCAACATCAATCTTATTTGTATGACCCTCGGTAAGCGTCGGTTTGATTGTTGTTAGATCAAGTTCCGCTGCAGTCTTGTGACCACATTCACCACAAACCAAATTAAACTCAGTTACCTGACCAATAGATTCGGATCGAAGTTTAATAAAGATATTCTGAAGTTCAAAGAATGGTAGTTCGCTGCCAGTCAGTTTACCGAAACTACAAACATCTGTAATTTCTTGCATCGCATTTAGCATCTCGCTTTGGTCTTCAGATTCCGATGCCAGAATCAGTAACTTTTCTTCTTTGACCAAAAATGGTCTGAATTTAACTTTTTCTTTAGTCCCAATCATTTCAATGTAAAACGTTGGTGTTTCCATAACAGGTAACATAATATTCTCCTAATAAATATAAAAAACTAAATTAACTAGAACCACCCTCTAGAGCGTTCTGTTGCCCAAGTAATCCGCCAACAACATTTGCACCCTTTTGCACAACATTTTGATCCTGATACCAATTCCTAAATGTAAAGGTTACTGGTATTCTAACAAATTGTGTGTTGGACCATGCCAATGAAGCAGGTGCCATTGATCTTGGCCATGCTTCTTCGATAATCCACTTATTCGTTACTTCGTCTTGTTGGTTCAATGAGTATAATTCTATTTGACATATATAATCTTCATATGGAAGAACATATCTTTTTTCTGGATCTACTATTTTGCGCATCCATGTGTCAAAATATTTCTTTACTGCCCAGTTGCTGTCACACAAAAAGGTAAACGTTGCAGATTCGCCATTGTAGTCTAGAAAGGTAGCACGATTTTCAACACGGTTGTTATACTTGTATGGTTTAGATCCCATCATTAATCCAGGAAAGATTGCTTCTTCACACATAAGTGAAATATTTTGCGTATTAGCGTTCTCTGGAGAGTTTTTCGACCCAGCAAGAAACTTCGTCGCATCGTTTATGCTAAAATTCAATACTGGGATTTTGGCATCCAAAATTTTATTGACGATGGTATTTGCTACACCATTCATGCATTTCGGTGTTCCGATAATTACTTCGAATCTGTGCGATCTTGCCAAGTCCTTCGTGCCAACTTCTGCTAGGAACTCTTTGAGTCCTTGTCCTGCCATTAGTATTTACTCCTCGAGTCTCTGAATACTTCTTCTTTTGTTTTTTTCTGGAATGCTTCAAGAGGTAAAAATATGGCACTTTTCCAGTCGGCAGGATTTATCTTCATAAATCTTGATTGAACATGTGTAGTTAAATAATGCTTGATGCAAGGTTTAACTTCGCTTGCACTGCTTATGCCTTGTAACATTTGATACGACATTCTAATTTTAGTTGTAGGACTAAAGGTTTTGGAGTCTGCAAATTTTAGCAACTCACCAAGAATCTTTCCTCTAACTAAATACGGTGCATAGTGTAGATTGATACCGTAAAACCCTCCTGGTGCTGGACCAAATGGCAGCACTAACGGGAAGGCATCATAGAATGGCAACTCATTTTTCCATTTCGGATCGTAATAGTACATATACATCGAACCAATTTCGATGTTTGACTTTAGTTCTCCGATGTCAGATTGCATGACTGAGTTCGACGTTAAACTCGCGCCGACTAATTTTTGAGCATTGCGCATATACCACCAGATAGACTTTTGTCCATCTCCAGCTTTAGCACGAAGGTTTTCGAACGGATTTGCCATAATAACTATTTATTCGTTATTCCCAATTCTTTTTCAGTTAATATAAGAAATTTCCATGTTCTATCAAGACAGAACTCGGTTGCTGCTTTCCACTTTGCTTGATTCACACCCCAAGTCATTACTTCTTGAAGAAACTGTTTTGTTTTTCTTTTTGGGATTTTTGGTTCTCGTGTAAATTTAGCAGGTTTAATTTCAATTAAATAACGTTGATTATTGACTTTGATATAGAAGTCGACGAAGTATCTATGGACTCTTCCATCAACAGGGGATCTATATGGTATCGCAAGTTCTTCTGATCCCCACTCGGAAACACTATCATTTGCATCACACCACTTCATAAACTTCAATTCATAACTTGAACGGAAAATGATGTTGGTCGGATCCCCAATATACTTATTGGGTTTTTGAATATTGTATCTACCTTTTAAGGAATCTCTTGAATAAACCATATAAATATAAGAAAATAACCAATCTAAGGGATATTTATAAGTGGCAGATAAAGAAGAATTTACTGACAAAGATCCAAGAGCGGGATTTGTTAATGGCACTGCTGGAGTTCAAGGTGCGATACGGTATCCACTTGATTTGGAAGATCAGTCCCCACATTATATTATCTTCTATCCACTAGTAAGAGAAGATTCGCGTCTCGGTAAATCCTTTAAAAATGCAGGTGCTGCCGTTTTTGATAAGAGTGCAGAAAATGTTACTGATCCAAAACTCGCTACAAAAGTGGCGGCTGCTCAGGGTGCAGGTATTGGCGCTGGTCTTGGTATCGCTGAACAGTTGGCTAAGGGTGGAGGTAAAAATGCAGGTGGGGTATCTTTACTTTCTAGACTTGGTAGTGTAGCTGCCAAAACCTTTGGGGGAGGGGTTGCGGGTGTCGTAGCTAACGCAGTGGCAGGCGGAAGTCAGGAACTATATCGAGGTGCTGGTGCGATTGCTCTTCAGATGCCTGAAAATAAAATGTCTTCTGGATATAAAGCAACGTGGGAAGCAGAAAGTATGGGTACGCTGCTCGGTGCGATCGGATCTGGTAATAGATCTTTATTGGGTGCGGCGAATCCATTAAGTCCAGATAATATGAAACTGGCACTACGTTCTGGTGGTAAACTTGCAAAAGTTTTAGGCGGTAATGTGACTGATGTCAATAGAGTATTAGAAAATAATACTAAGAGTGTGCCGAATCCATATAAAGAACAATTTTTCAGATCAATGTCGAATAGAACATTCATGTTTGAATACAATTTCGCTCCGAGAAGTTTAAAAGAAGCAGAGGCAGTTTTTAGTCGTAAAACTGGGGCGGCGGGAGATGGTATGGGAATCATTCAAAAGTTCGCATATCATATGCACCCAGAACTCAAAGACTCGGGATACTTCTTTAACTATCCATCTGAATTTTCTATCGTTTATTATAATGCAGGAAAAGAAAATACATATGTTCGTAAAATTTCGACGTGTGTTCTTACTAATATGACAGTAGACTATGGTAGCGACACTGGATTTACATCGTTCGAAGAAGGTATGCCGACACATGCTACTATGCGATTAGAATTTTTAGAACTAGAACTTATGACCGCACAAAGAGTTTATCAAGGATTTTAAAATGTATTTTAGACAATTTCCAGTATTACGAGGAAAGTTCGATGGTACCTATAAGGGTGTCACGGATATTTTCTTGCGAGTCGCACCACAAAATCCTATTAAAAAAATAGAATTTTTAGAAACAACTTATGTTCGAGATGGAGAAACTCCAGAATTACTAGCATATAAAATGTATGATAGAGAAGATTATCATTGGATTTTAATATTGATCAATAATATCGTCGATGTTCGCGAAGAATGGCCGAGAAAAGAAAGAGATCTTTATTCTTATTGCCTAGAAAAGTATGGTGAGAATAATATCTATCAGGCAGTGCATCACTACAGAACGACAGATAAACTAGTATTGCAGGGTGTACCAAAGGGAATTATTGTTGATTACGATGGAGCAAAGATTTCATCTGGTGAACATGAACCAGTTTCAAACTGGGATTATGAATTCGAATTAAACGAAGACAAACGAGAAATTAAGTATATCCCTAAGAATTTACTTGGCAAATTTGTTTCGGAATTCCAACGAATAATTAGAGCATAATATGGCAGTAGATTCTAATTCAAAATCATTATCAAATCCTGGTGACGTAACATTTAAGACTGTTGAAATTCAAAGTGTCAACGGTGACATTCTTGACATCAAAAATTTTGTCGTCGAACTAAACATCTATGAGGATATATTCTCAAACGCACTACAAGGTGTGTTGATGGTTGTAGATTCGAAAGAACTTATATCTGGGTTGCCTCTAGTCGGCGACGAACTGTTGAATATTTGGATACAAACTCCAACCTTTGGTGATGGATACGGCGACAGTATCAAAAAAACTTTCTCAATTTATTCTATTAAGAATAGAATGCTTAATGCTGACCGTGAGCAAATGTACTCATTATATTTTTGTTCTATGGAAGCAGTCAGCGATAATATCACACAAGTCAGTAAAAAGTATGAGGGTACTACAGACGAAATTGCAGACAAACTGTATACGGAGTTTTTAAAACAAAAACGCTGTTTCGGCGGTATCGATAATAAAGACGAAACCCCAATGATTATCGCAGATACTCCACATGAAGGTAAGATTGCTTTCGTAGCAAATATGTGGTCTCCATTTCGCTGTCTCAATTATGTTGCGCAGAGATCTATCGGAGCAAAACAAAAAGCGCCAAGTTTCTTATTCTATGAAACCAAAACAGGATTTTACTTCACTTCTATTGACAATTTAATCAAGAATCAGTTAGATGACAGTTCTGTATATGCAGAATATGTGTATTTACCGAAACCTGTTGATCCTACAATCGAGTTGGAAGATAAAGAAACAATACATACGGTGAAACCTGGATTAGACAAAGCATTTAGTACTGTATCAGATATTCGTTTCAGTGAACAGGTTGATATTCTGAAGTCACAAGACAATGGAAGATTTGCCAGCACTACCACAGTTTTTGATATTATGATCAAACAAGCAACGAATGCCCCGCACGATTATTCATATTCATATCCTGATATTGTTCATATGGAAAATTACAGAATTGAAAATGGTAAGGCAACATTTGATGAAGGAGCAAAGGATAATATGACATATCCTGCGAACGTAACTCGTTCAGCATTGTCTAAGCGTTTCTTCCGTCCCGTGCACAGAAAAGTTCTTACTACGAGCGACGACGATTTACTAGACTATTCACCAGATCTATGGTTGGGCATGCGCCAAAGCGTTCTTGAAGATATTTCTGGATTGCGAATGCACATCACGGTTCCTGGAAGAACGGATGCTGAGGTTGGTAAGATTATCAATTTCAAATATCCTAAAGTTGGAGATGGCGCAGATAAATCAGATCCAAAGAACCAATGGGATCCGTTCCTTTCTGGTGTTTGGATGATCACTGCTATTCACCATAAAATTACTCCAGTCGCGCACAATATGATTTTGGAAATTGCCAAGGATTCGTTCCATACAGCGTTCCAAGAAATTGATCGTGCACCACCACCGAATCCTCCTCCTCCTGCTGCTGCGGATGATCCCGAAAATTCTGGTGAACAATCTGGTGAACAAGCACAACAACAAAACGGTGCAACCCCAGCGTCTTCTGGACCAGTAAATAAACAAGGGTGGGTTCACCCAACTGGTGGCATAGGACGAATTACCAGTGCTTATGGTGACACTAGTCGACCGAAAGGAGGTTCGAACCCGCATTTGGGTATGGATATTGGAAGGCAACTTTCTCCTGCAAAGGAGATTAATGGACAAGTTGTTTATTCTGTCTTAGACGGTGTAGTTCTCTTGGCAGGATGGCAATCATCAGATCACAAGTCGGGTGGCGGGGTTCGTGTGCTCATCCAGCATAAAGACAGAAATCTGACATCCTTTTATGGACATTTAAAGGAAGGTTCTTTGATGGTTAAGGTCGGAGATAAGGTAAAGGCTGGACAACCAATTGGGCGTGTCAATAACTCTGGATCCTCTACAGCTGCCCACTTACACTTTCAGTTGCATAAAGGACTTAATGGTGCTGGTCAAAAAATTGACCCGCTTCCTTATCTGGCTCCATGGAAGGGGCGGTAATGACAGATAATTTCTTTTCAAAATGGTGGCAGTAATGACAGATAATTTCTTTTCAAATAATGATTCAAACTTCTATTGGTTCTTCGGATGTGTCGAGGATCGTGATGATCCGATGCGTATTGGTCGAGTAAAACTGCGAATTCTCGGTTATCATACTGATGATAAAGAGCAGTTACCAACTGATGATCTTCCATGGGCGATGCCAATTATGCCAGCAAACAGTGCCAGTACTTCTGGTATTGGTTGGTCGCCGACTGGTCCAGTAGAAGGTACGTGGGTGTGGGGATTCTTTATGGATGGTGCAGAAGGGCAACAACCTGCATTCGTTGGAACAATTAACGCTGTTCCTGAGAGTAACGGTAGTGGCGGTGGTAGTGGAGATGGATCTGGGAACTCACCTACCTCTGGTGGTAGTGGAGGCGCAGGTGATGGTGGTAAAGTGGATCCTGCTGAATTGGCAAAACTCAGCAATTGTGATTGTACCACGTTAGCAAAATCCCAGATGGCGAGGGGTAATAAAGCAAATATGCAAGTAATCATCAAGGCAGGGCAAAGCGCAGGGTATCCACCTAAAGCGATTGCAGGATTGCTTGCTATAGCAGGAGTTGAATGCGGATTTGTTCCTGTAAACGAGGATACTCGATATACAAATGTATCTGTTTTGAAAAAAGAATTTAGTAATGTATATAACCATCCAAATCCAGATGCATTTGCACGTGCTATAGTTGCTGGTGGAAGTGTCGCTTGTGCAAATGCTATTTACGGTGGACGTGGAGGTAATGCAAAAACCATTCCTAATACGGGCAGTTTGGTTTCTACCGACAAAAACCAAGATGGATACAAATATCGCGGAAGAGGATTTAACCAATTAACATTCAAGAGTAATTATGCCGCCTTGGGTAAAGCAATTGGTATGGGTAATCAATTGGTAGCAAATCCTGATCTGGTAAATACTATTGAAGTTGCAGCAAAGGTTCTAACTCAATTTTACTTCACGGCAGGACTGAAGAAATCACAATTAAATGACGATAACATTGGTGGTAGATTGATTAAATTGACAGGTAATGATATGAAAGGTGGTAAAGGTCCAACGAGTCATGAACAGAAAGCTGCATTATATAAGTGCTTTATGGAAAACTATACTAAGAACGGGAATTTTATCTAATGTTGGATGTTCTGCGCGATCAAGACTTATCTAAAATTCTAGATAATACCAAAATAAGTAAGGTTCTCTCTGAGATAGAAGTCAAGCAATTGATGGGATCCATCGCACAAGATGTGGGTGGTGGTGCACATTCTACGATTTCAGACAGCGGTAAGGTTGGAGCATACGGGTTTAATCTTGAAGCACTACAAACAGTTGGTGCAGTGGCACCTAATGCTGTCGAAAAAACATTAGAGAATATCAAAAAGAATATTCCTGGTATTTCAATACTGACAAAGAAAACTTGGGTTAGAGCACAGGCATCTGATCCTCTAGCGAAGTTTGGTCTTGGTGGATTGATTGGTAAAAATCTCGGTAAAAACTTTGCGCTTGATGCTCTTAATAAATTGGGACTTCCGATTCCAACGAATATTGGTAACGTTGGTAATAATCTAAACTTTGCTGCTCTCGCTGATCCAAAAATTTGGACTGCAAAACTAGGCACCGCTGCAGAAACTGCAAATAAGGTTGTTAATGCGGCAAATGGTTCTGTTGGGTCCGCAGTTTCTTCAGTTAAAAATACTCTTTCTAAAGAAGTGTCTGGTCTTACAACTAAACTTGCAGTAGTAGGAACACCAACAAAATCGAATGAAGTATTAAGCACTACAAATAAAATGGTTAAGACCATAACAAAAACACTTACTTCGTCTGCAGTAAAATCTGCGACCGAATTAATTACCAATTCAGTTAAACTTCCATCCGCGACTAAGGGTGCATTTGAATTGGTTTCCAAACAGATTGATACAAAAACATCTGCGGTTAATGAGGCAATTGATGTTTCTTTTGATCCATTCAGAATAGTACCTTCTATTGAAAACCTAACAACTGCAGTGTCTGCAGTTACCTCGTTGGTTAATACACACGAAACAGAAATCACAGAAATTATTGATGATGCTCACATCGGACAGATTACTAATCTTGGTGGTGGTGGAAGTGGATTTCTAAACGATCCATTCGCGCAAAACAACGCAATGGTTTCTCTGCTCGATAGAAATATTAAATCTCTTCTATCTTCAAAGGCGATTTCATTAGACTCTCCCAAAGATGTTATCTTAGGAATGTTGTCAGTTGCTAATGGTCAGGGAATTGACACCGCGATTAAGTTTGCTAATGGATTGATTAAGACAAGTTCTAATGGGAAAACCTCCAACGACTTCTTTGGTGTTGGGTTTTCTGCAAATAAATTATTTGACGAACTCTTGGCAATAAGACCTGGATCCCCAACAATCTCTGCACCAAATCCTGCAACACTTGCTCAGGCAAAACCAACTGTTGCCAACCAACCGACAAACGAAGGACTGCGAGATAGCAATCCTCGTATTGGATATAAAGATCCAAATAACGTTTATCCCAAGAAGGAATATCTCGAAGCAGGTAATGGTGACGTTAATGCGCTTGCTGTTGGAAAAAATCCAGGAGAAACTAAAGCACTACCACAGGATCAAACGATTCATGGTCAACATGATGCGCAGAGAACCACGTCGAAACCTATTGCGGGTAGAACAGGAGAATCTGTTTCTCAACCGAAGTCTGCCTTTGCTGCTGAGTATCCATACAACCATACATACCAGAGTGAATCTGGACACACTATGGAATTCGATGATACTCCAAATGCAGAACGTGTTTCGTTAAACCACAAATCAGGGTCATTCCTAGAAATGCGCCCAGATGGTTCACAGGTAAATAAAATTATCGGTGACGGTTATACAGTTATCGATCGCAATGGTGTTATTACCATCGAGGGTAAGGCAAATGTTCACGTTGGTGGTAGTTGTAATATTTACGTAGCAAACAACTGTAATCTTACAGTTGGGGGTAATACAAATATTGACACACACGGAAACGTCGACTGGAAAGTCGGTGGCAACATGAACCTTGCGGTCAAAGGAACTTTCGCCACTCGCGTCGATGGCGATTATTCTATGGATGTGAGCGGTGATATTGATTCAGCAACTTCTAAATCATATAGACTTGGTTCTGCAACAAGCGTTGACATCCTCTCAAATGGTAAAATCAATATCGATGCGTCCTCTGATATTAACATTAAGTCTGACGCGAAGGCGAACGTCTTTGGCGCAGAGACAAACATCAAGGCATCTGGTAAGACAAATATCCAAGCAGGTTCTACTATGAACGTCAAGGGTGGTGGTGCTACCAATGTTGATGGTGCAATCATCACAGTAAATCCTGGAAGCGCAGGTTCAGCAGTAACAGCATCAGATGGGACTCCTCCTGATATTACTATTGTCGCAGATCCAGTGTCACCGATGAATCCGAGCGAACCAGAATTTGTTGGTGGTAATGGTGGTGTTTCTCCAGAAGAAGCAAAGGGTATGGATTATGATGGCGAAGATGGCATTGCAGATAGAAACGCTGCTGGTATTGAAGATAGTGCGACTCCAGGAGAAGAAGGATCTAGTAATTTAGTAAGTGGAAGGGTTGCACCTACTGCATGTAATGTAACCAAGTCTGGAGTAAAACTTCCAGATATTAACATCTCAAATGGTATTAACTATGGAATGAAAATCTCTGATAAGTTTACTCTGAAAGACGTTATGGTAAAGGGTAAACTACGAAATTATGGTGGATTCAGTAAAGCAGACATGATTGCAAACATGCGCTGCTTGGCAGTAAACTGCTTGGATCCAATCAAAACTAAGTTCCCTGGAATGTATTTCACGTCAGGATTTAGAGATTATATTCCATCTGGTGGTTCTACGACCTCGCAGCACATGCTCGGGCAGGCAGTGGATATGAAATTCAATGGAATGACAAAGGGTCAATACCACGATGTAATCGTCCCGTGGATTGTCAAGAACGTTCCATATGACCAACTTCTTCTTGAGTATCTACCATCTGGCGGACATTGGATTCATATCTCGTTTAAAGAAAAAGGCAACAGATATCTGCACTTTACCATGTATAATCATAAACGTGTTTCGGCACCTGGAACTTTCAAAAAATACTAAAAAGGCATATAAATAAGTATTATGAAGACAGTCAGAATATACAAAGATTTAGATCTTTCCTTTACTCCGCATCCTGGAACGGGTGATGTGGGGATGAAGTTTGACATCAATTCAGTAAAGCAATCGCTTAGAATATTGTTGTTAACTTCCAACGGAGAAAGACCGTTTAACTATATTCTTGGTTCTCCGATTTATAAGATGTTGTTTGAACCTATGGATCTTATCACTGCGAATATGTTAGAATCGCAAATAACACTTCTAATCAAACAGTTTGAACCTAGATGCAATCTTCAAATGGTTGAAGTGTCACCAAATTTCGACCTTAATCAGTATGATATAAACATCAGATTCTATGTAGTTGGTACTCCTGGTCCAATTACCTATTCAACATTCTTAAAGAGAGCTCGCTAAATGGCAGAACTTAGAGTAACAGAACTTGATTTTATGGGAATCAAGCAAAACCTGAAAGAATATCTTGCTTCTCAGGATCAATTTTCAGACTATAATTTCGAGGGATCTGCTATGTCAGTTCTTCTCGATGTTCTTGCGTATAATACGCATTACAATGCTACACTTGCGCACCTTCTTGCGAATGAAATGTTTCTTGATAGTGCACTGAAGAGATCTTCTGTTGTGTCGATTGCAAAGTCAATGGGGTATTTGCCGAATTCTCAGCATAGTGCAAGAGCAGTAGTTGATCTTGAAATAACTGCTGTTGCAAATTATGGTCCAGAATCTCTTACTTTATCTAAGAATACTTCCTTTACGGCGACAGGAATTCCTACAGATTTATCTCCATCTGGTATATACTCATTTAGACCAGACGATGATTATACTGTTAATGTATATGATCAAATAGGAACAAGCAAAACATTTCTATTTAGTGATGTCAAACTAATTGAGGGCAACAGAGTTTCAAACCAATTTCTTGTAGATACAACCAATCTCTCTGGTCCATTTACCATTCCAAATAAGAATGTTGATATTACGACAGTCAAGGTTTCTGTTCAAAATGATGAAACTACTACCGCATTTAATTATTCAGACACGTACCTTAACATCGAAAACAACAGTAGTGTTTTTTGGATCGAACTAGACTATGATGGTTTATACCAAGTTGTATTTGGTGATAATATTCTTGGTAAACAATTAGAATATGGTAACATCGTTACTGTAGAATATTTTGTTGGTTCTGCTGATGGTGCAAATAATCTCTCGAATTTTTCAATGCCTACTACTCTTACTGGATCAACAGAAACTAAAACAATAACAACGATTGCACGTGCTTCTGGTGGAGCACAAGCAGAGAGCATCGATAGTATTAAATTTCATGCTCCTAAATTCAATACAACGAGAGATCGAGCAGTAACTGCTGATGACTATGCAACCCTAATCAAAAGAAGTTTTCCTGGGATTAATTCTATTTCTGTGTGGGGAGGAGAGTTAAATGACCCTCCCATTTATGGTAGAGTATTTATCTGCCTAGATCCAGTTGCAGGAACTGTTATTACAGACAATGATAAAGACATAATTTTAAGAGATATTATTGAACCAAAAAGTGTAGTTTCGATTCAAGCGATCTTTATTGATCCGGAATATACATTTATCAGTGTTGATTCGACAATTAAATATGATCAGAAGCAATCTTTAGAAACTTCAACCGAACTTGCTGGGCGAATAAGAACAAAAATCGAAGACCACTTTGACCTTAATTTGAATAAACTCGGTAAAGATTTTTACTTTTCAAAATTGAGCGCAGATATTATGGATACTTCTAATTCGATTATTACGAATAAGATTGATCTAACTTTACATAAACGGTTTACAGGTGTTGTAACAGATCAAAATTCATTTAAACTGAATCCTACCTTTGGACACCCTGTACTACCAAACAGTTTACGTTCAACATATTTTAACACATTCTTAAATGGTGCATATTATGATGCATATATGGTAGACGTTCCTGATCAATCTCCACCCGATCCAACAGGATCTGGAACAATTTACCTAAAAGAAATTGGGACTGATACAGTTCTGTCTTCTAGTTTTGGGACAATAGATTATATTAATGGCAAAATACTTGTGCCAAAAGTGTTTTTTATCTCTCTATTAGGTGGTGCAGATGCATTCAGAATATACGTCAAACCACAAAATGTTACATCTGATATTACTACAAAGATTATAACAAGCAGCATTCCAGTTGATAATTATAATGGAGCAGTTATCCCCCTTCCTTCCAGAAACTCTTTGTTAAAATTGGATGTAGATAGTGCTGCGAATGTCGCCGCGAATATTACTCCAGGTCTCCAGGTAACGGTTACAACATAATGAGTTTAATACCATCATACGAGAAAGTTGTTACTGGGTTTACTATAAACTCGGGTGGGAGCAACTATGCCTCACCAACTATTGATATTGATGGTGGCGGTGGTATTGGCGCAACTGCAGAAGCAACTGTTGTTGGTGGTAAAATTACTGCGATAACTATTACCAATCAGGGATCTGGTTACTCCACTCCACCTGTAGTTACTGTTGTGGGTGGAGGTGGAACGGGCGCAGACATTGATGCGATTATTGGCGATCTTCCATATAAGAATAAATTAGAATTTCTTATTCAGGAACAACTTCCTGAATTTGTTCAGAATGAATATGCAGGATTTGTAACTTTTCTAGAAGGTTATTATCGTTTCCTTGATCAATCTGGAGAAGTAAATAATTTTCTATTAAATGCCAGAGATTATTCTGACATTGATACAACACTAGAAGTATTCATTGATCAGTTTAGAAAACAATACGCAGTAGACATTCCGAAGAATGTCCTTGTTAATCAGCGCAGACTTGTAAAATTAATTAGTGATTTTTATGAATCTAAGGGTGCAGAAAATTCTATCGAACTTCTGTTCAAGATTCTTTATGATGAGACGGTGGAATTCTTTTATCCTTCGACGCACATCTTAAAAGCATCTGATGGTGTTTGGATCGAAGACGTTGTAATTAGAATTCTTGGTGCAGATGGAGTTGATCCATTCACACTTTATGGTAAGATTTGTAATTTAGTTTATTACGAAAATACTGGTGTTCAGATTTTCCCGAAAACAATCAAAACAACGGTAACGAACGTAAAGAAACTGGCGTATACTTCACCAGCAATTTACGAATTGAACGTATCACTACCTAAAAATTCTCCACTTAAAGTTCCAGGTGCTGGTGCAGTTGCCACTTTGAACATAACTGATGGATCTGTCACAAGCGTAACTGTTGATACTGGTGGTTCAGGATATTATGCAGCACCATCAATTACTCTAGAGAATACAGAAGGACTTGGTGCAGTTCTTCGTGCGAATATTGTTGATGGTTCTGTTGATACAATAACAGTTGTTCAGGGTGGATCTGGATATGTAGAGAACGAAGAAGATATTCAAGTAGTTTTTTCTACGGATTCCGTTAGAACTAAAATTTTTCTCTCGACAAATTCTACAACAGTCTACGGTTATGTTATCCGTCAATTATCTACAGTAACCGTTGTTTCCTGTGAAGGCGAAGGTGTTGACGGAGACTGTGGTTTTAGAGTCGGACAAATCTATCAGATCGACGAACAAAGTACGGTCGGATCATATGTAATCGATCCGCCGATGTCTTCGGTTTCAGGAGGATTGATTAGTACTATTGCTACTAATCCTACTGATTATGGAACATACGATGCTGGTAGATTTAACGATGGAGTGAACGAAACATTTTTCGATCCATCATATACACTCGTCGGACGAGATAACAGAGCTTCTATTAGAATTTCCGGAATTGATGCGGGTGGTTGTGTTGATTCTGTTACCATATTCAATACTGGTTTCGATTTCGAACAAGAAGAATTCGAGGCAACTATTACATCTCCGAATGGATGTGAAGCAGTTCTTGCCTTTACTACTGGTGCCATTCTTATAAAGACAGGAAGATTTAAAGATTCTCGTGGTATGTTGTCTAACATCAACAAACTACAGGACAACTATTATTATCAGAACTACTCATATGTAATTAAATCTGGCGTAACCTCGGGTACATGGTTGCCTATTATTAATAAAACGGTGCACCCTGCTGGTATGGCAGTGTTTGGTGAATTGAATATCACCCAGACAATCGATATGGTTGATTACATTGGTGTTCTCGAAATTCTGGTTCTTAATGAATTGTTTATTGATGTAGTAGTGCTTAACGATACGACTAGATCTGTTCACTTCTATAAAGTTCTCACCGATGCTGTTACCAAATCTGATGTTACAACCTCTCACGTATATAAGGTTCTAAGTGATACTGTAACTCTGTCTGATGCGACAGAACTATTATTTGATGTTGGTATCTATAATCCCGCAGATGATACTACCTCTACAGTCGATTCGTTCGATCGTGTTGTGCAATATGTCAGAGTGTTTAATGATGCGTTCTATACCTCAGAAACCACAGCGGTTGACTTCGGCAAAACTCTTGTAGAAGATCCAGTTTGGGTTACCAGAGATTTTTGGGCGGAAATAGACTATAGTGGAACGGAATTTGCATGGAACCCAGAAGAAACGATTGAAGTTGATTTCGCAAAGGTTCTTGCTGATGCAGCAACGGCGTCTGAAGCAAATGTATTTGCAGTTTCGAAAGTAATAACACCTTCTTATGTTACTCCGTTTGATAACGCCAGCGCACTTTATGGCACCACCTTTGATATAACTAGCGGTGGTGGTGCTTATACTATGACTATTAGTATCAATAGTGAAGGTGTTATTACTATTGTTTCTGGGTTTGGAATGCCATTTGGTTATTATGTTTCCGTCGGAGGAACTACATTTGAACATATAGCAGGTGAAGATGCTGTTATTGCAACCGACTCGTTTGGTAGAACTGTAGAGTATTATAGAACGTTTACAGAATCCGTGATAACTAATGAATATGCTAATGCTGGGATCGAAAAACCCCAAGCAGAAGTGGTGACATCGGCGGAAACTTCGACCAATCATCTATATAAATATTTAAATGATTCTGTAACATCAACTGATCTAGTCGGTGTAATTCCATATCTGGTTAAAACTGATAACGCAGGTGCTACTGAATTATTAATCGTCGCAAATGATGCCGAAACAATAGAATCTATTGCTGCTACTGAACAATCGCTTATAAATATACTCAAAGGACTATTCGAAACAGTAACTGTTACCGAAAGTGGTATTGTAAACATACAAGATTATGTTGAAGGTGCATTCGGTTCGGACTTTGTGGGTCAAGCAACTTATTTTTAACTAAGAAGAAGGTAAACTCAAATGAATCTTAAAGAAAACGTAAAAGGTACTAAGGGCGAACTAAACATCGTTCTTCGCGATGCAACAGGGAATGTTACACAAGAAGTAACTGTTCCCAACCTTGTTGTTGACACTGGTCTTGCATATATTGCTTCACGCATGAAAGATACCACTCTTTCTGCAATGTCGCACATGGGCGTTGGTGCTGGTACAACAGACCCAGCAGCAGGTAATACTGCTCTGGAAAGTGCGCTTGGTGCACGTGAAGCTCTGACTTCAACAACTGTTACTGCTAACGCAATTGAATATGTTGCAACTTTTGGTGCAGGTTCAGGCACTGGCGCTGTTACTGAAGCAGGTATCTTCAATGCCTTGACTTCTGGAACAATGCTTTGCCGCACAGAATTTGCTGTCATCAACAAGGGTGCGTCAGACAGCATGACAATCACTTGGACGGTTACAGTATCGTAATATAACATGCCACTTCTTCTAAGATCGCAGGGAAGACAAGAAATAGCAAGAAGCGTTTATCGTGACATCTATAACGAGAACGACTACTACTATTTCTTTGTCTCCCGAACTCAAGAATGGGCGGACGAGGAGGATCCAGAGCAACCAATTGACTCTGTATCATACTCAAACACGTCCCACAGAAACATGTTGTTTGTCAAAAGAATTCAGGCAAATGATGCGGTCTTAATGGCACCCAGACATAATTGGGCGCTAGGTACAGTATACGATCAATATGATGATGCGTATGGCGAAACAGATGCTAATGATGATTTAATCACGCCATACTCTGCGGGGTCTACAACACTAAACACTGCCGTGTTTTATGTTGTCACCGATGAATATAACGTATACAAATGTATTAGCAATGGCGGAGATTCTGAAAGTACAGTAAAACCAACAGGAACAGATACTAATACATTTGAAACATCAGACGGGTATATTTGGAAGTTTATGTTCAGAGTTGAGGCAGGTGACGTTACCAAGTTTTTGACTACAACACATATTCCTGTCCGTAAAATGGCAGGTCTTGGTGAACCTCAGTTTGATGTAAATGGTTTTATAGACAATATTTCTGTCACTTCTGGTGGATCTGGTTATTCAACGGCACCGTATGTTGTAATCCAAGGCGATGGTAAAACTGCTCCTACTGTATCTATCGATAGTACAACTGGTCAAGATGCCGCTGCGTTCTCTATTTGCTCAACCGCTGGCGATCCTCCTGTAGATATTGTTTCTTCAATTATCGTAACAAATGGCGGATCGGGTTATAGATCTCAAGTTTCTAAAACTTTTAATGGATCTTCTTCTGCTGCAGTTTCAGTTTCAAATAATACGATTTCTATCACTTCTCACGGGTTTACTGATTTAGATCTGGTGACATATTCAAATGGTGGTGGAACTTCTATTGGTGGTCTTTCGAATGATAGACCATATTATGTGATTTATATTGGCGCGAATACAATTAAACTCGCCACATCATATGAAAATGCTGATAATGCTGTTGCCATCGATCTAACTTCTCTTGGTACTGGCAGTTCACATACACTTACATTCGAAGGAACTACGGTATCCCTTTTGGGTGGTGCGGGTTCTGGTGCCACTGCTACACCAGTTATCTCTAGTGGTGTAATTACAGGAATCACAGTAACCGATGGTGGAACTGGATATGCTGGTGCTAGAGCGACTGCTGTCTTGGGAGAAGGTGCATCTGCTTCCGAGGTAGACTCAGTTACAATAAACGAACCTGGATCTGGATTCTCGTTTGCGAATGTTAGTTTTATTCCTGTTCCTGGCACGATAACTGCTACTGTTGCAACAAGCGGGACTGGTGGTCAGTTTACTTGCGGCAACTCAACTCTAACAGTTGGCAGCCACATTTTAATTACTGGTACACGTGCAGGTACAGGCACTATTACTGGGTACACATCAGGAACCACATATAAAGTTTCTGCTGTAACTGGTACATCACCAAACGTTACTGGATTTACCCTTCAAACTTCTGCGGGTGCTGCAATCGTAACTACTGCTGGTACTCTAACTGGTCTAACATATACAAAAGTAATCAATGAAACTGCAACAGCATCTGCAGTTCTTGGATTTACTGAAGGTGGAACTCCACAAGAAAACGTAGAAGCAGCGGCGACTCCTGGAACCATCGATAGAATCGTTATTCTTTCTGGTGGTAACAGTTATATTTCAGGTGATGCCTCGATCTCTATTATTGGTGATGGTCAAGATGCAGAAGCAACACTGACATTAAATGATGGCGTCGTTACTGATGTCACCATAACAAATCCAGGATCTGGTTATAGTTTTGCAGAAATCTCTGTTGTTAATGCGGCAGAAGGATCTCCAGGTAATGGCGCCACTTTCCGAGCTGTTGTTTCACCGTATGGTGGACATGGTTCCAATCCACAGAAAGAGTTGTTTGCTAAGAGTCTATCATTGACGGTTTCTCTCGCGAACGAAACCTCTGATACTTTCTTGAATAACGATTTCCGCCAATTGGGTATTATTAAGAATCCTAGAATTTTTGGTTCTTCTGATAACTTTACTTCAAATACTGGTAATTGTTGCTATGTTATCGCAATAAATAGTCCTGAATTAGTAGATTATGATGATGTTATTACGAGTGATGATGGGGGTAGATTTATTGTTGTTCAAAAAGAAGATAGCAATAATAATGGTGTTGTGGATAGAATCCACTTGTTACCTATTATACCGAAAATTTCTGGTACTAGCATTTTGACTAATTTGACTCAAGAACTATCATTAGGATCTCCTGTTGCGGACACCTTCAATATTGGCACAGTGGTATCTCCTATTTTAGTTGCTGTTCTGGAACCAGAAGTCGACAATAGAACTGGCGAAATCATATATCTAGATAACAGAATTAAAATCATTAGAACATCTGATCAAGTTGAAAAAATCAGAGCGTTGATCAATTTTTAAAAGAAGTAGGAAAATATGGCACTCGACTTAAATTTATCTCCGTATTATGACGACTTCAATGAATCTAAAAAGTTTCATAGAATTCTCTTCAAACCAGGATATGCTGTTCAGGCACGCGAACTTACGCAACTACAGTCTATCCTGCAAAATCAGGTTAATAAGTTTGGTGATCATATTTTCAAGAATGGCGCGATCGTTTCGGGTTGCGACGTTCAGATTGATAATGAATTATCATATGTAAAGATTGATGCAAACGCTGCGGGAAATGCGTCACTTCCATCGTATATCGGTGCTACAGTTGAGGGTAGTAACGGTCTTAAAGCGGTAATCGTAGATGCAGTCGATGCAACAGCATCTGATCCAGGAACTCTTTACCTAAGATATACCAGTGGTGATGGTAGCACAAATACCGTTCACTTCATTGGAACAGAAACTCTTACAGTTGTGTCAGATAATGTATCTTATGATGGGGATGAATTTACTGTTCAAGCACTTGAAGTTGACACCGAAGTATTGACAAATAACTATTGGGGTCGTGCTACTCGTATGACTCTTGGTGACGGTATTCTTTATATCGACGGTAAGTTTGTTCTCCATACTTCTCAGACAATCTATCTTTCAAAGTATACACACAATCCATCAGGTAGTGTGTGTGTTGCAGCAGACGAACAAAATATAGACTCTGGTGATGATGAAACTCTGCTTGATCCAGCACAGGGCACATATAATTTTACTGCTCCTGGTGCAGATAGATACTATGTCTCAACTTTGTTGAAGTTCTTTGCAGCTGGTACTGTAATCGATGACGGATATTATGAGGTTGCTACTGTCGTTCTTGGTGGACTCAATAGAACACATACTTCTGACATCTATGCTAAACTCGGCGACAATCTAGCACGTAGAACATATGACGAGTCGGGTAACTATACAGTAAAGTCATTCCCTGTTCTGGTTCGTGAACACCTTGATGACACTACAAACAATGGACTCTATACTGAGGAACTTGGTGGTAGTACTGATCTGCTTGCTGTCGGTTTAGAGGCAGGCAAGGCATATGTTCGCGGTTATGAGTATGAAACTCGCCAGACAGAATATGCCTTTACTGAAAAAGGTATCGACACTGTAAAGAAATATAGCGTTCCTATTAGTTCTGCCTATGGTAACTATGTTGTTGTGACAGACTATAAGGGTGTTCTGCCACTAGATGGTTCTAAGATTTCTCTGCGTGATGCAGCGCAAAACGGTGTTTCTGGTTCACAGACAGCAGCACAAGGTAGCGAAATCGGTAGCGCACGTGTTCGTCACATCGAGTATGTGAGTGGAACTGTTGGATCTGCTGCAGCAGTTTATAACATCTATGTCTATGATGTTCAAATGACAACAGGCAACTTCGCTGATGTTGATGGTTTATATTACTCAACTAGCGGAACCAAGGATGGTTATGCCGACGTTGTAGAATCTGTATTGAAGTCGGCACAATACAATAAACTTCTCTATAGAATGCCATCGCGTGCTACTAAAACAATCAGACCTGCTCCTTCTGGTAACTACGAAACATCTCTATATTATACTAAAGTGTATACGGGTGTTTCTATTACTTCAGGCGCTGGTAGTATTACTCTGTCTGGTAATGAGTTCTTTATTCAAAATACCGATGATGCGATTGAGTCTTATATCAACAACAATCTGTTGATGGTAAGAGACACTGATGGTGAAATTATTGATCTGACGACAGGCACAGTTGATGCACTAGATGCTTCTGCTCAAATTCTCAGTTTTACTGCTCTAGAAGACAGTGGTAGTTCTGTATTCACTGATACCGTTACCATATATGCTACGGTTGAAGTAAACCTCGCGGCACCTCTTGTCAAAACTCTTAACAGAGCGAGATATGTTGCGTTTGACCTGTCTCATAAAATTCTTGCTTCTGCAGTAGATGTTTCCACTGAAACATTTACATATACTGCTCACGGATATTCTTCTGGTGATGCTGTAGTATATTACAATGGTGGCGGTACAAGTGTTGCAGGATTGACAAGTGGAACTACATATTACGTAATTTCTGCTGGATTAACTGCTAATGCCTTTAGAGTATCAGCATCATCAGGCGGTAGTGCGGTTAATCTTACAGGAACAGGTAACGATCTTCAGTACTTCTTCAAGGTCGGTGGCGGAACGTCATTAAATCTTGGTGTTGCAGATATATTCTCTGTTGATGCTGTTTATAAGGCAGCAGTTGGAACTTCTTACTCAAATATCGTAACAACTGGCACGGATATTGCTTCACAATATACTTTAGATAATGGTCAGCGTGATAATACGTACGAACTCGGTAAACTTACTGCAGTCAATGGGGCTGCTTCTCTCGCTGGATTCAATCTAGTTGCTAAGATTAGTTACTTCACTCATACGGAAACTGCATCTACTGCTGGTTACTTCGCAGTTGATTCGTATCCTGTTAACGACGCAGTTGTTGGTGGTGGTAATATCAAAACATACGAGATTCCGATCTACACATCGACTACAACTGGTGAGTCGTATGATCTTCGTGATACCCTCGACTTTAGAATAAGAATTACTGACTCGATTACTCCTGTTACCTTTGCGTCTATCGCTTCGGTTCCAGTAAATCCTGTAGTATCGACAACAGTTGATCCTGCTTCTTTTGGTCTCACTATTCCTAGACCCGAACAAGAAATCAATATCAATTACGAATATTATGTTGGTCGTAAAGATAAGATCGTATTGGATGACAATGGTGTGTTCTCTGCTGTAAGCGGAACTCCATCACTGACTCCAGTTGAACCGCTTACTCCTGAAAACGCAATGTGTATTGCCATTGTTACAATCCCACCATTTCCATCTCTTGCTCCTAATGTTGCTAAGTCAACTGGACGCAATGAATATGGTGTAACTTTCCGCACTCTTGATAATCGTCGTTACACAATGCGTGATATCGGCGGAATTGCGCAACGTATTACTCGTTTGGAATACTACACTTCTCTGACTCTTCTCGAAAAGTCAACTGAATCACTGTTCATTCCTAGTGCAACAGACCCAACGCTAAATAGATTTAAGCATGGTATTCTGGTAGATGCGTTTACTGGTCACAACGTTGGCAATCCAAAAGATCTCAACTATAGTTGCTCTATTGACGCAATCAATCAAGAACTTCGTCCGTTCTTTAATATTGAGAATGTCGACCTGATTTTTGATTCGGTAAATTCTCTTGGTGTAAAGAAAACAGGTGATCTATTAACACTTCCATATAACTATACAGTTCTTACTCAGAATACATTTGCTTCTAAGTCAAGAAACTGTGTAGGCGATCTGCTGTTCTCTTTCATTGGTGACATGACTCTCGATCCTCCTGTTGATAACTGGACTGATACTGCACAAAGTCCCGATCTCGCTGTAAACTTCGACGGTAACTACGACAACTTTGCTGCGATGGCAAATTCTTGGGGGACTCAGTGGAATGATTGGCAGGATATCGTAACTGGTCGTTCTGTCTCCACTGACACAACCAGTACTGGTGGACAGACTCGCGTATCTGGTGATACGTTATTCCAAGATCAAATTCAGATTTCAACTACTACCACTACACAGCGCCAAACTCGCCAAGGTGTGACTATGACTGTCACACCCGAAACTATCACAAGAGATCTTGGTGATCGTGTAACAAATGCTTCTATCATTCCATATATGAGAAGCGTTACAATTACTGTTAAGTGCAAGAGACTGAAACCAGCGACTAGAATTTATCCATTCTTCGACGGTATTGATGTTACAGCACATTGTCGTCCACTATTAAGTGCTGCCCTTGCAGCATCACCAACCGATCCCGCAGAATATTCTCAATATGCTATCACAAATGGTACGGGTGATTATGGTGATTCGTTAATTACTGATGCGGACGGAGAACTTGCAATTCAGTTTAGAATTCCTGCTGGTACGTTTAGAACAGGAACTAAGAATTTCAGAGTTTGCGATGATCCGTTTAACAGATCTGCATTCGTCACAACCTCTGCGACAAATTCGTTCTCTGCCAATGGTCTCTCGCAAGTTGTCCAAGGAACTGTTGTTTCTACAAGAGAGGCAAATGTTGCGTTTAATACTGTAAGCGATTCTCGCTCTGTAACTGAAAGCAATACTACTGCAAATCGTATTGGTGAAAGAGCAGTCGGGGTTGTTCAGAATACCACGGTAAACAATACGTTTACTACAGTTAATAATACCACAAACGTTTCTAATACTACCAATAACACAACTGTTGTTAATGAAACCAATGTCATCAACACTGTGGTTAATGCCATTACGAATGTAAATGAAACTAATATTACCAATAATCCAGTTATTGTTATTGAGAGAGAAATTCCAGTTGTAGTACTTGTAACGCCACCTGAGGAACTACCACCACCGCCAACAGTTCCTGAGGACTCAGGTCCACCTTCAGAAGCAGTCTTTATTGAACCAGGTGACTTTGGCGATTTTGGGATCGACATGCTTGGAAATAATTGGGGCACTTCTCTGCGGGGAGGAGTCTTTTCCATGGGAGGAATGGATCCACTCGCACAAAGTTTCTTTGTCAATGGAATGCCATTCGGAACATTTGTAACTGGTCTGGACGTATACTTCAGAACTAAGGGAACTGCGCCAATCACCCTGCAACTTCGTGAGATGATTAATGGATTCCCGACAGAGAAGGTTCTTCCTTTCGGCGAAGTTACCAAAACTGCAGACGAGGTTGCCACTTCGACTGAGGATGCCGATGGTGTTGTGACATTCTCTGACACGAATTTTACATTCCCATCGCCTGTTTATCTACAGAATAATACGGAATACTGTTTCGTTCTTCTACCTGCTGGTAACGATCCTGGATATACTGCATGGGTTTCGGAAATCGGCGAAAATGAAGTAGGTACTTCTAAGAGAATTTCAGAGCAACCAAATGTTGGTATGTTGTTTACTTCAGCAAACAATCGCACTTGGAGCGAAAAGCAAGCAGAAGATATGAAGTTTACTTTGTATCGCGCAATCTTTGATACATCCGTTATCTCGACTGCTAAGTTCCAGAATTCTAACTATGACTATCTTGCGCTCTCGGATGTTATGTATCTTGCTGCTGATGATACTGTTTCGGCATCCAAGTTTGCTGCAGGCGAGAAGGTTTACGTAGAAGGATCTGAGTCAACTAAGTATGGTTATGTAAAGCAATACGATCCTCTGTATAATGTTCTGAAGATTGTCGTTCAAGAAGGCGCATTCGCTGCTGCTGATACAATCACCAACGGGACAATTTACACTACCGTCGCTGAAGTTGAAAATAAACTGATCAACTCTATCCAAACCAATATCGGTTATATGGACTTCACACCAACTACAGGCGTCTGGAGTTATGCTAAAACTGCAACTGGTGCTGCTGCTGGAGGAACTACGTTCGAACGTCTAACGTTTGGTGAAACAAATGACATCCCAACAGAAGCAGCGATTTATTCGAAGTCAAATGAGACTGCTGATCTTGATGGGGATAAGTCACTAAACATTCGTTTTGGTATGAAGACAATGACTGACACGGTTTCTCCTGTGATCGATCTTAGAAAGTGTTCGTTGATCTGTATTTCAAATTATATTAACGCTTATGAAGCTGCTGCCGCAATTGTAACTACTGCTGGTACGTTGACGGGTCTATCATATGCAACTACAACAGCAGGCATTCCTGGCACTCTTGCTGCTACTGTAGCAACAAGCGGAACTGCTGGTGAGTTTACTTGTGGTGCATCAACTCTAGCAGTTGGTAGTCGTGTTACAATTACTGGTACTCTTGCAGGTACAGGCGCTATTACTGGTTATACAACTGGAACAACATATAAGGTTTCTGCTGTGACTGGGTCATCACCGAACGTTACTGGATTTACTCTAACGACTACTGGTACAAGCGAAGAGAACAACGCTGGAACTGCAAGTTCTAAGTATATCTCGCGTCGGGTTAATCTAGAAAATAACGCAGAAGATTTGAAGGTCTATCTGAGCAATTATCTACCAACAGGAACCTCAGCGAAAGTATATGCTAAGTTGCAGAATCCGTCTGATTCTAGAAACTTTGACGATCTTGATTGGGTAGAACTAGAGACGAGCGTATCGCCACTAAGTTCTACTGCCGCTGCTGGATTCGTTGAGTATGAATATAAAATACCAAATGCAAATAAAGTTGGTAGCGTAGAAGATGGTGAATTTACATACACCTATTCGGGAGCGACTTATACCACATATAACACAATGGCGATTAAGATTGTTATGTTCTCTACAAATAGTTCTGTTGTTCCTAAGTTTAAGGAACTAAGAGCAATCGCGTTGCAGATATAATATGGCAAAATTTGCACTTGAAGATACTAATAAATACATTAGAGACGGAGACTCTAAAGCAATTGTCTCCAATGACAAAAATGCATTAGCAGCATACAATGCTCAGAGAGAAAGACTTCAGCAAATGAAGTCATATGGTACTGAGATTTGTATACTTAAAGACGAATTGACAGAAATTAAATCTATGTTAAAACAATTTCTTAACAATCATGAAGGTAGGAAAGCATGAGCACAATTACACTGAGGTCTGTCAAAGGCATACCTTTAACAAATAACGAGGTGGATACTAACTTTACCAACCTCAACGAAGACAAGTATCAATCTGGTAGTAGTCCATCTTTTGTTGATCTGACATTAACTGGTGCATTGACCACATCGGTGGATGCTACGGTTACTGCTGCAGGAACTACACAGGGTGGTGCGACTGCACTTACAAAGGCAGTCAGCATTGTTACCACAGCAACAGCAGATCAAGGAGTTAAACTCCCAACTGCTGTTGTTGGTCTTTCTGCTACTATTGTCAATACCACTGCAGTTAATATCAAAATTTATCCAAACACTTCTGATGTTATTGACGGAGGAACTGCGAACGTTGCTGTTAATCTAGCACCGTATAGTTCTGTTCAGTTAGTTGCGCAGGATGCGATAGATTGGTTTCGTATTACCAATCTTATTGTTTACGACACAAGTGGTAACAGGTTAAACTAAAATGAACCCTCTAAAGGTCAAAGCATCTACGACGCCAATAACGTCTGCTGTGTTCAGCGGATTGCAACCTTTGACCAATGCAGAGGTCCAGAACTATATTGCTAATGTTATCACAACCAAGTTTGCTACAGACACAACTGGATCTGGCACTGCTGAGATAAACATTACGACAGATAATTCTGGTTTGGGAACTTCTATCGGAACCTTTAGTGACACTGATAGAACCGAAGCAACAGGGACGCATCCTGCTACTGGTTCAGTTGATACTGTAACATATTACGCAAAGCAAGTAACCACTGCTGTTGCCGAAAATGTTACTGCTCGTCCTGTTGCTTGGTCTGATGGTGTTCACCAGATGTCCGATTCTGATCTTGATGACGTGTTAGATACTGTTATCTCAGCGTTTGTTGCCGAATCTACATACACTGCTGGTCAATATAAATTACAAGCAACTGCCCCGTCAGGCGGAACTTGGCAAGCAAGATACACAATTACTGATGTCGCGAACGGCGGAAATACCACAACCTACCTGTGGCAAAAAACTGCGGCTTCCTCATCTCCTAGTGATTTTCTTGCGCCTCTGAAAAGTAATAATGCAAACTCAGTAAAGATTATGACTGCTGCTGAAATCGAGCAATTGGTTCCGAATTTCCGCAATCGTATTATTGATACTAATGTGGGTACATATAAGTTACAGGCATCTGCTCCAGCAAGCGGAACATGGGTCGAACTTGGATCCTCTACTACTGATACCAGAGAAGAGATTTCTCCACTGAATTATGTGGGTAACTATGTAGGGAATTATTCTGGAACATATGGTGGTCCATCATATACTGGGAATTTTAGTGGACCTGCATACACTCAAGCATTCTCTGATAACTACGTTGGAACTGCAACATATACTGGTAATTATGGTGGTACTAGTAACTTCAGTGGTAACTTCAGCAGTAATTTTACTGGTCCGTCATATAGTTCGCCATATACTGGAACAACCTATAGTACCTCTGGTAATTATACTGGATTCTTTTCCTCGACGGTAGCATATACTGGTTTTTATTCTGGGCCTCCGCAATCATATACTGGGTATTTTTCTGGTTCTGTAGCATACACAGGATACTATTCATCGGGTGGGTCATGGGCACCTGGAGGTCCATCATACTCAAATCCAGCAGGTCCATCATACTCAAATCCAGCAGGACCATCATACTCTACACCAGCAGGTCCATCAACTCCAGGAGCAACTTATACTGGGTTCTACTCAGGAACTCAAGCATATACTGGAACTTATGCTAGTGGTGTTGAACCAGATACTTTTGAATATTACAGCGGAACCTATGCGGGAATTATTCCAGGCGGAGGAACCTATATTGGAACTTTCCAAGGTGCTCCTGTACCATCATCATATACTGGATACTATGAGACGCCTATAGCTCCTCTTGAACCTGGAGAAGCTTACACAGGATTTTATACGGGAGCTCCAGGTCCAGCGTTTTATTCTGGTTTCTTTAGTGGTGGACCGCCAACACCTTCAAACTTTACAGGTGGTTATCTAGGTCCAGCTTCTGCTGGTGGATTTTTCGAAGGTTACTATTCTGGTCCAGCATCCTTTGCAGGAAACTTTGAGGGTGCACCAACTCCTGGAAATCCAGCAGGACCATCATACTCTAACCCAGCAGGTCCATCATACTCAAATCCAGCAGGTCCATCATATTCTACTCCAGCGGTGTTTTTCGCTGGAACTGCATATACTGGATACTATACTGGTCCAGGACCAGCATACTCAGGATTTTTCAGCGGTCCAGGAATAGCGTATACTGGGTACTACAGTGGTCCAGGTCCAGCGTACTCAGGATTTTTCAGCGGACCTGCAGGAACCCCATATTCTGCAACCTTTACTGGAACAGCATACTCTGGAACCTATACTGGAACCTTCACTGGTAACTTCTCGGGTG